GAATCTACACTTCCAGATGGTTTATAGTCAGTAGAAATGTTAGTATATATCTCTTTGTACATTTTTTTAAATACTTTTGGATACATATTAATATCAGTACCATAGTTACCTATAAACCAATTAAAATTGAAATCAAATAATAAACCAGAGTCGTGCCTACCAGTTATTTTACAAAAATCTGGTGGCAATTCTTGTAAGGTATATTTACTACCCTCATCTCTTAAAATAGTATAATATATACCTTGTCTTAGCATCTGTTTAATAGCTTTTTGGAATTCTTCTTTAAAATTAAAACTACTGCAAAAATTATCTAAAATTTTTAAATCTTTTTTAAAAGCAGGAGAGTTGAAATCTGATTCCTTTTCAATATTTTTACAATCAAATGTTAAGTTAAAACAAGCAATATCAGAAAAATATCTAAGTAATCTCTTATAATACATATTTTTCATTTCAAAACTTGTACTATAATTTCTTAAAATATCTTCGCTATCTTTTGGATTATTCAATGCTCTTTCAATGCCATCCATTGTTGCATCGACAGGATTCATATTTATATTCTGTAATTGTCTGTTAACTGTATCTGGTGTAAAATATGTATTATAATATTGTTTGTTATATTCATTAGAGAAACTTAGAAAATCCCAAGCATTTAAAACTTGATTAACTTCGCCCTCTGATAATATTTCTTCATTGTCAGCCAATCATATACCACTCCCCTCATAATTTTTTATGCATACTGTATGTAGTCTAAAATTCCAAAGTTATTATTAGTATTAGCATAATCTCTTTCTAATAATTTAGCATAATATAATCCATATGCTAAAGACATAACCCTATCTTTTCTTCTACCAGATTTTTCCTTTAGGTTTGTATACCCACCCGCAGGAACTTGATCTAAGTTTATTGCTTCATTGATTAACATATTTGTTTGAGTATATGGATTTAAAAGTCTTGTTTTTAATTCAGAATCATCTATCTTAAAATACTTGTAATATTTATTAAGATATTCAATTGCTTCTTGTGATTCCACTAATAGCGAAACATCACAAGTAGACAATATATTTTTCATATTTATAAACATTTCACTTTTAAGTTGTGGAGGTGTTTTTACACTATAAATTAAAGGAACTGCATTTTGACTAATTGTTCTGTTGGTCATTTTTACATCATCATAATTTATAACAGTCCATGCAGGATAAGTTTCTCCCCTATACTCATCATAAGTTTCAGTTGTACAAGCATCATAAACACCCATACCATTACCTTGCGTATCGATAATAAAGTAATCACACTGTAACTCGTAAAATAACTGTTTTGATCTCTTTGCTTGTATAAGCGAATTTATACCATGCAAACTTTCTCCATACGCAACTATTTTTTTATATTTACCGTCACTTGGTATTAATCTAATAATCCAATAGGCTGTATTATCGTTTTTTGCTGATTCTATCAACGCAACATCCATACATAAAAGACGAATTTCATTCGGAAGTTTCTCTTGATAAAATAACCACTTAGACTTATCATCTTTGAACTCCAAATATTCTTCGTCACTCATACAAAATAATGCTTTTGTATTATCCCTTGTTTTATCCATCATAGCGTATTTAAAATAAGAATCTCCGTTTCCACGTTCTGGTATTCCTAAATACTCCTATGTATTATAATATTAATTATATAAATTTTTTCCTAAATAATCCTCTAAAACTATACCATGTGTTCTAGCATATTTTAAAATACCACAATATGTATTAAGTCTTAAATTACATAAATTCTTAATATCATCCCAATATAATATTTTTAAATTATATTGTTGACGAAATTCAGCTATTTTTTCCATCTGACAATCTTTTTCATAAAAACATCCTTTTATTTCTATATAGATATCTTTTTCTATAATATAAAAATCTGGTGTATATGTATGATTTTTTGACGTAGTGAAAGCGAATTGCTCATAAGTAAAATTTATGTTGTTTTTAATTAAATAATTTGCAAATATAACTTCATAACCAGAACGACAGTTAAATTTTTCTTTACCAATCATGTAATACCAATTATGATTGTTAATATTATGTAAAAATTTTATTGCGTTTTGACTTTGTAATTCATTATGCAAACAACCGCATGATCTGGTTCTACCAGAACTTAATGCACTATATGGTACATGTGTTATATTTCCACAACTACATTGACAGACACATATATTTCTTCCACGAGATGTATTATTATTATTTACATATTCTATATCGATAATCTTTAATCTTTCAAATATTTCACCAATATGAATTTTCATAATTTCTAATTTAGTTTCTCGTCTTTTTAAAACAGCATCATAAGATGTAATTCCGCTTGGCATTTAATAACACATCCTTATGTAAGATTAATTTAAAATTATATTATAATACTTTGTTTATTTATAAACGTTACCTTATAAATGTCAAATTAATGACCTCATACTTTTATATGAGAGCAGACTATATCACCATCTATTTACTTTAAAATAGATGTCACCCACTTCCACGCACTTGCGTGTACTTCCTTACGGAATAGTCGTTGAGCCTTTCTCTATTCGAGACTTGGTTGCTGATTACCCATTATTACGGCACTTAGGATTTAACCTTATACTATTCGATTAATTTTTTCTACTTTCGTAACATTCACACTTAGGTTTATTTCATCCTTATGTTTTAGTTTAATCGACTTTAGGGTATTCCAGACAATTAAAGTGATTTTATTGAGCATATTACTATACAAATGCGGCGCATATTTACCGCTCTCAAAATCTCTAATGATTCTTGATTTTCTCTAAAACTTTGCTCTACAATTTTACGTGTAATAAACTTATTTTTTACACCAAAATGATATGGTAAAGCAACAGTAGAATAATCCATATTTCCATCTAACATATATTGTATATATTGTTCAAAATATTTATAAGACCATTCTTCTGCTCCACGTATAGAACTTAAATAAAGTTGTCTTTGATCTTCTGATGGTAATGCATTACGTTCTTTTGAAGTCAACCCTCTGTATGGTGGACATCTTGGAGATGTAAGCATAGGTACAAAGACTCTAGATAATACTTCTTTTTCTGTTCTAACAAATTCATCTACTATTAATATATGACAACGAATACCCAATGAGTTTTCGCTATAAGGAGCAGTAGCAATTACAGAACCATTTTTAAAAGTAATACTACTTTCGTTTTGTCCAGTTTTTACACCATCTTTTTCTAATTCATTCTCTAGATTTTTACTTTCTCTTGAAAAGTCTAAAATCTTTTTAATAAATCTTGTAGACTGACTTTTAACAGGACATACAACTAGTATTTTTTGATTAGGATAAAGAATTGCACGTTGAATAGCAAATAATAATGTAATTGTTGATTTAGCCAATCCTCTTGATGCAACAAAAATAAAGTTAGGATATTTATTCATCTGATATATCAAAACTTTTTGAAAATCATATAATGTTAATCCTAAATAATCAGTAATAAATCTATGAGGATTACTTCTCCAATACGAAACCCATTCTTCGAAATTCTCTTCATAGATTTGTTGTTGAGATTTATTTTCTTTCTTTATTCTTTTTATAGTAATAGTTGACATTATGATTCACCTATTTCATCCACAACATCAGTAACAGGAGTATCACTAATATCTTCTTCTTCGTTAGTAGTTTCTTTAATGTCTTCAATTAAATCAATAGTATAGTCCTTGTATAATTCATCAAATTTTTCAGTATAGGCATTTGTTTTACCTAATGCTTTACATGTAGAAGCAATATAACCAACTAATAGTTTATTAATATCATCAACATCTTCAAAGTCTGGATCAACCTTTTTAACTGGTCTAATCTTTTCTAAATCTTCTATTTTTTGACCAGTTGATGTTTTAATAGAACCAACACTATTTTGTTTTTCAATAAGACCACTATTATTTAATAATTTTTGTAGTGTATCAACTTTTTTATCAGCGTTTTGACCTTGTTCTCTGTCGTGTCTAATCTCATTGCATTGTAGGCAAATTTGTTTTACCATAATATCAATAGATTTTTCATTAATACCGTTAAGTTTTTCGTCCCAATCAAGATATTCATTTTGTAGATATGCTAAATCTTCATTATCAAACATTCCCCATATTTGTTGTAAATCATCAGTATCGTATTCAATAACATCATATTTTTCTGTATCTATCTCTTTATTATTATTTTTAGGCTTTCTTTTAATTTTAGTAATATCGTCAAAAGATGCCAACCCATCGATCTCATTTTCTCCAATAGAATCATCAAAACTATTACCCCAACCATTCTGTTCGGAAAATCCTAGACCTTTCATATATGCTTGCACTATTGCATCATCACCTTGAATTTTAGCATCTGGATTATTTAGGTTGACAATAGCACCTTGATAATTTGTATTTATGTAAGGGACATCTAATTTCCTACACATATAATATAATGATAAATTCATATTTTTATATCTTTGTAAATAATATAAATATATTTCTTTGCAACAATCTTTACAATATGGTATTTTATGAAAATGTTGATGAAATTTGTCTCTCGACATATAAAACTTAGCTTGATTAGATGTTCCACATTTGATACATTTAATCTTTTCTTCCTCTGGTGGGGTTACAGGCTTTTTTACTGCCACCATCTAACCAATCTC